CCCTTCGAATAATTACATTTACGACAGGCACAAACTAAATTATCATCACTATCATTACCTTCGAGCCTTCTCGGAATTAAATGATCGACTGTATCTCCGTATTGTCCACAATAGAAGCATGTGTAATTATCGCGTTGCAAGATGCGTGGTCTGATTTTGTCATTCCATTGTCTAGTTCCTATTGCAGACTTAGACATCAATACCATCCTTTAAGTTTATGATGAGCGAGCGCCTTGCAAGCTGAACCTGAATACCTATGCTCAATATAGCGTAATCCTTTATCAATCTGTTTAATAGGGTCTTGCTCTTTATTACCTATCATTTGAAATAAACCAAATGCACTTGACTTAGGATTCTTGGCTTTGTAATTCCATCTAGATTCTTTATGTAATAACTCATCTAAACAATAGAACTCTTTGAATGAATAATCCATCTTATGAAATGTAATTTGTTTCAATGTATTAAGTCTAAGTTCTTGAGATTGTGCTGTTTCCAAGCCAAAGGTTTGTAATACAAACATAGCTATCCCGACTAGCCAGCACCTCGCGAGCTGAGCCTTACGGGCTCGCGTTTTTGCCTTTAGGGCAAATACTTGCCTAGAGCGTATCATATGACTCCAAATCATCTAGCAAAACCGCAGGTCAGACGGCATGTCACAATTCTGTAATCATCTTCATCTAACCAAGTGTCTGAATAACCTGATTCACTCATGTAATAACTCCAATGCATAATAAGCCTGTTGTGGAACTACCCCATTACCAAGCATCTTTAATTGTTGAGATCTAGATAAGTCTAAATCAGTTACCCATCCACCAGGTAAACCCATCATATACTCGACAAACTTAGCATTTAATTTGTCATCGACCAATGCATTCGGTATGTCCTGCATTGACATTTCACATCGTGAAGCAAATCTGCCCCCCAATTCCGACATTTCCCTGTTGTATGACTGATATTGGTTGTTGGTGTTGCAACTAACCTTACAGCTACACCCGTGCTCGCTCCTGGCTTGCCCAATGTCTTGCCCTGCTTGAAGTCCTCTACTCTTTGTTGATATTTCTCTATCGGCTCGTCGTGATTCCTCACATGCATCGCAGTTGGTGTTGGAAGTAAGGCCATCGGTAAAGTCATCTGCCTTGTGCCAGGTCCTTTGTAATCCCTCGCTGTTGGAGTAGGCAATAATGAACAATCTTGCTCTTTGATGGGGTGCGCCGACATCACTTGCTCGAACAATACGCCATTTTGCATCATACCCATTTTGGGCAAGGTCGCTGAGAACTTCCTTGAATCCGAGCGAGAGATGCCCTCTGACATTTTCCAAGATGATGAACTTTGGTCGTAAGATGCTAATTCCTTTAAGGATGTGTGGCCAAATGTGTCTTTCGTCATTTTCTCCCTTTCTATGTCCTGCATGGCTAAAAGGCTGACATGGATAACCAGCTGTAAGTATGTCTATTGGTTCAATTGATGACCAATCAATTTGTTTAATATCTCCTAGATTTGGTTTATTAAATCTTGCTTCAATTACTTTAGATGCGTATTTATCATTCTCAGCACACCAAACCATTTGAGCATCAAAGAATGTTTCAACAGCTAGATCTAATCCGCCATAACCTGTGCAAAGAGATCCAATTTTCATTTAGTCTTACCAGCCCATCCTTCGCCCTTAAAGACTAACCCTACTGTTGAGTAAATTCTGTTCATGTCTAGCCCACACTTAGGACAATTCATACCGCCATCATCCTCTTTGTAAGTTCTATGAACTGATCCATAAGTGCCGCATTCTTTGCAGCTGTATTCATATGTTGGCATCATATTCTCCAATCAATAAGCAAGTATGACAGGGTTTAGCTTCGAACTGCCAAGCCCCACAACTGGCACACCTGCTTATCTTTGTGTCCGGTATTCGATCTATCTGCTCAGTTATATTTTTAACACCTACACATCCGCAATCCATACATTGATAGACCTTAAATCCATCAGGCATGTCTATCGCATCAAGCCATAAGAACTCAGTCTTGCGAGCGCAGCCATTACATTTGAAGCTAGTCATGTTTAATTAACTCTGAGCAGACAAAGCAAGTGCCATTCTTAAACACCCGATCATCACCACACATTTCGCACGTAATGACCGACTTGACAATATGAGCACCATCATCATCTAATTCGATTGTAAAGCCTGATCCATTAATAAAGGCTATGTATCCCACTATTGAACCCCCTCAAAATACCAAGATCCTTTGGCAGTCATCTTTGCCCAAATAGCGTGCTCTTTATTAGATCCCTTGCAGACATAACCATAGTAAGGTTTTCCGCCCTTGCTCACACCCTGTTTAAGGATCATGCCATGTTCACACTCAGGCGGTGGATTTGGTGTTGATTTACCAATCGCATCAACAGCTTCAGATAAAGACCATTGTTGTGGATCATCTTGCTTATTCTCAACTGCAAATGAAGCTCTTAAAGCATCCTCAACAGCTGCGGATTTAGAGCCAGGTGCTCCGTAACGCCTTTGTTCAAGTTTCTTTTCATATTCGTTTTGCTTTTGATCTGCTTCAACGATTTTCATTGAATCTTTTGTAGCTGTCTTATTGCTGCCTTTAAGCAAGATTATTGCCCTACCTAAAGAACTGCTGGCAGTATCCTCTGCATACCATTTTTTCATGTTAGGCATGTAAGTTTCCCTAGATCCAAATGCTATGTTGGAAACTGCTGGCTTATCATCTTTTGAATCACGCCATAAAGTAGCCTGAACCAAAATGTAACCTTCTTTAGGGTCATGGCTGATAACTGATATATCTGATCTACCCATCGGATAATTCTCAATAAACCATTTATTCAAAGTTGCCACATCCTCATAATCATCTAAATTAAAACCCATTATCTATTCCTTCCATTCAAAGTCTTGATCTTGGACTGCTTCGAGAACTGTCCTATAGATAGCACCATAGGCGACAAAGTCTTTAACTGAGTCGTAATGATCTGGAGTTTCAGTAAGCCTAGAAACCTTGACCAACGCCATACATAAAGCAGCTTGGTGTGGTGTGATTGGGAAATCAAGATATGCACTCCACAATCCAGCAATTCTTTTGTGATTATAGTACGGATGTCCATAGACACTTCCGCGCTCTTGGATCGTAGCAATGACTTCATTTAACAGATCCTCAGTTTTTGTCATAATCAAAAACCTGCTCTAATTTAAGTTTTTGGATTTTAGCTTGATGATCTATGCAAGACTTCCATCCAGCAGCTCTACCGGCATAATAGCCATTATCGTAAATTTCTGACTTTCGGTGTTCATCCCAGAAATATAAAGCTGCTCCAATTAAACAGCCTATAATAAATCCGTAACCTACTATTTCCATTTCGCTCCCTAATATCAAGCGGTTGCCTGATACAGAAAGTATGACTTAAAGCAAGGACAGTTGGTTAACTACTTACAGCGTGTTTTATAACGATTAGATAACGCCAAGATCCTCAAGATCATCGATATGGTCATCAATCGTGCGATCCCTATAATCGGTTTCAAGACCCATAAGACTTCCTATTATAGGTAAAACTGCCATCTTTATTAATTGGGATCAAGGTTGGAGTCATATTCTTGCCATTCCACTCAAGCACAACGATGCCCATTTGCCAATTTGCGAGTCCTTTTGTGTAACTAGCCTTTGCCCTATTCATGAGATTGCCGGTTTCTAGCCCGTAAAGGGGTCTATAAGCCCCGTAGAGCCCCTCTGAGTAGGCTGACATACCTAGCCTATGGGTATGACCACAAACCACGCTTTTACCGGCCTTTTTGGCAAGATTTAGGGCAGTCTGTCCAGCGTTAGGATTCATGTTGCCTTCATCGCCATGAGCCAAGATCCAGCCCTTTTCAAACTCATAGAATTGTTTATGGAAAATTATACCTAAATCATCGAACTGCATGAACTTGGCGTATTGTAATTCAGGTAGGCTTATTAAGCCCGGAACTTTTAATAAGGTGTTGTAAAGTCTATCTGTGTGATTTGATCTAATTATGTGAGCTTCTTTGGAATGCTCAGTTAAAGCCCAAAGAATATCTTGAGTCGCCTTGCGATCATCGTCAAGGGTCTGCTGATAAGCCAAAGGTGTTTTTTCAGCCCATCGGCTAATAGTTTGAAAATCGATTTCATCGCCAACACAAAGGACACTATCAAACCTTTCTCGCTTGGCTAACTTTATAACATTCTTTACAGCTACTTCATGGTGGTATGGGATTTGTAAATCCGAAATAACCAAGTATCGCTTAATCGTCATCCTCATCTGGAGTTGGAATAGTTGGGATTATTCCTTTGTCGCCCACAATCCAGTCAGGCATTGATTCAGGATTATCCATTAAGTAAAGCGCACAGGATTCATTAAATCCAGCCTTGCGTGCAGCTCTAAACATTTCATGCTTTGCAATATAGAATTGATCTAGTTTTGATAATGGTTCAGGAGTTTGGCGAACTACTCTCCGATTAACCTTTTTGCGTGGTGTGCGTTTTCGTGTGTTCGCCATAGCAGAAATTATCGCTTACTAATTAAGACGAACAGATCATCAACACGCGCTTCAAGTCTAGTAATTTGATCCTTAATCGAACTTCCAGAATTTGGCTTCAATTCCTGTAAATAAGATTTAATAACCCAACGCAAACCCAGTAATAAACTTGTTGATACGGCGCTTACGCCAACGGCTATGCCAACCCATTCGTTTGCGGTCATGACGCATTAATTCCATAATCCGCTTCGCTCCCTGATTTTGGATCTAAAGCTTTGGCAATAGGCGCAACAATCGCACCAAGCATAGTTGCATAGGCTGGATGTATGTCAGCCACAATTGCTAAGGCTACTGTGATTCCACTAGCTGCCACAGCTCTCAAATATGACTTAATTGCTGCTTTGTGTTTTTTGGTCAGTTTCATTAGTTGCCTTTCAGTAGTGGGATGTCGAACTTCTCGCCAGTTTGGTTTGGCTTAAAAGAAATATGGATGTGCTTATGGTGGGGATTTATGCCAGTATATTTTCTAAACTTCCATAATGATCTAGCACTAGCGATCTTGCCAGCATGGATTATGTAAGATATACGCTTATCTTTTTTTGCTGCGAGTCGAAGCTGATCTGCCAGATCATAACTAATCCCTTGTTGGTCAGATAAGCCAGCGTCAATGTCGATCGCGCAAACTTCTCCGTCAGGTCGTGGGTTGTGATCGGATTTTCTAGATGAATGCTTACTATCCCCGATCCATCCATCAGCTTTCCTGCTCCGACCCATAAACGCTCCATTTATTTGGTCGCGTAGTGTTTCAGCAGCTTTAGATAAATATGGCTTCATTAGCCAAGTAATGCTGAAATTTGATCGTCAGTAAAACCTAATTCTTTAAGTTTGGCTAAACCTTGTTCGCGATTTAATTTAACAATTTGATCTTGAGTTGGTCCAGCAACATGAGCCTTTATTGCAGCATCAAGTTCTGCATCTGTTACTGTTGAATTATCTGCTTGCACAATAATTTTTTTCTTAGGATCATTAAAATCTCCACAAAGACCTTTACTACCTAATTCTTTATCTAATTGTGATAAATTAATTTCTTTTGATGTAATTGCCATTTTATGACCCCAAATCAATAACGATTATTTCACGATCTTGAAATCTTGCAGCATTACCATTATCATTTCGATATTTAGCGGTAAATGTATTAGAACCTGCAGTTAAAGTGCTTAAGCGACTTACTGCTGAACTTCTATGTCTAAAATCATTTCCGCTTGATGATGGGAAATGATATAATGCAGTTGTTGTAGTCGCTGCAATAGTTGTTGCTCCGCTAACAGCATATCCCATATATGCACCAGAACCATTTGTTTCGTTTTGTATCCATCCCGAAACAATTACTAATGCTTTTGTGCCAGTTGTAATGGTAACGGCTGGACCTGCTGTTGCTAAATCTGTAAAAGTTGCAGATGTCGTAGTCTGTTGTGTTGCTACTGTTGCAGAAGCACTTGCTGGTAATGCTGATGCAGGTGCAGCCCAAGTAGGAACTCCTGCTGCAACTGTAAGGACATTTCCTGTGCTACCAATTCCAAGTCTTGTGTTTGTGTTTGCAGTAGATGAACGATATTCAATATCGCCAAGAGTTGTTGATGGGTTTAATGCTTTGGTTGTTGTATCAATAGATGATCCAAGTGTGCGAATAGCAGATGCACCATCTTTAACCAGATTGGTGTCATCTGGTGTTGTCCATCCATAATTAGTAGTAGTGGCCATTTTATCCTTTTCCTATGCGACTATTGTAGCGTACTCCCAAGTCAAACTTGGGTCGATTGTGTTCCAAGCCTCTGTTATTGGCGTGGTATTCCAACGCATCGCCACTTGGCTAAATGCGACTGGAGAAACATTGATTGTTAAAAATAGCTCATTAAATCTAGTACTCCAACGCCAGCCCTCAACATATCCTTGAAATGTGCCACCTGATATTTGGGTAGGTAGATTTCTGATATCAACCGGCATTCCCATGAATACGCCTAATAGGTCATCACGATCAGCATTGTCAATTTCTGCGTTAGTGATTGGAAATGTTATCGATTGAAATGCTGGCTGTGGGTAGGCTCTTTGGTCAATATAGCGATCAGCAATAGCCTGAGCATCAACTGCACCCTGAACCCTAGAATTGATAGTTTCCGCTTTATAGCCATAAGTTGCAATTGAAGTTGCATCGCTAGCTGTAACCTGTGAATTGTAGTTATTGCCATAATTTATGTATATGTCGTTTCTAACATCTGATGAACGCATAACAGTTGATAAGCCAGCACCTAAAGCATGACCTGCATCTAATTCAACATAACCATTAGTTAATAAATAGTTTTGCCTGTGGTCAGCATCGGCGTAACCAATATCTCCATTATTTGCTTCAAATATGTAACCAAATGCTGAGTTGGCAATATCTGAAACAACATTGTAAATTGTATCTACTGTTTGAGATTGAGCGGTCATTGTGTAAAGGCCAGGTTGGTCAATATCGCCTAATCCTAAATTGACTGCATTGTCCCAAGTTTCGGTTGCATTGTAAGTTGACCATTGTGAAGCTGCTGGCACATCATTCCAAGTTCCAAGTAATACACTAGAAAGAATGCCATAAATTTGGTCGCCATCCTCATCTTGCGAGATATTATCATCCCAAATTTCTTTAGTTAATTTGGCAAGCGATCCCATTGCAATAATTGTGTATCTGATAACTGTGTCAATTGATCCTGTGTTACCTACTTCAACAGTTACATCTGTTATATCTCCACCAAATAAACTCACATAGGATCCAGTTGAATCTTTAACTTGCAAGTCAAAAGAATCGTTAATGTCAAAAGGTAAAGTTTGATTATTTAATGCTAAAAGCGTAATTTGCATATAAGACGGCAACGCTTGGGTATAAATGCTTTCTCTACCTGATTGATGCTGAACATCTGAAATTGCAATGTCAGTATAATCCACACCACCGACAGTGAGTTTCCAGTCCGGAGTAAATACTGTCATTATCTGTTACTTATAGCAGCACGCCTTAATGCTGTGCGACTTCTTTCTGCCTGTGAACTTAGTGTGTTTGCTACAGCTCTTGCAGCACCTTCGCCATCTATGGCTGAAACGCTTATGTTGTTATTGATAATTGTTTGACCCGGAGCGCCTTTACCAGATACTGCACCGCCTGAAAATGTAGGTACATCTCCAGTTGCAATACCAATTGCACCTAATCCAACGGCTGCTGCTGCGCCACCTACTAATAATGAAGTTCCACCTGTTGCAAATGCTGTTGCTGCTGCTGCTGCGGTCGCTGCATTCCTTAAAGCGATCATGGCTGTAACTAAAGTTTGAACAGCTGCTACAAATGCAAGTATTTTTGAAGTTACAAATACTGTTGCGATAATTGCACCAAGTATTAACAATTCCTCTTTAATGCTAATTACAAATTTAATAGTTGATCTTAATTGCTCGCCAAACTCAAATGCTCCTTGTGTGGCTGCGGTTACTCCAGCGGTTACTGAATCCTCACCAATTAAGCCAGCAGCTAAAGCCTCAATGTTTGGAACTGCTGTTGCTAATAAATAATCTGCTAATTCTTTTACGACTGGCAATAATGCTGCACCAATGGACTCTTTAGTTTCATCTAAAGCTATTGTTAATTGCTTAAACTTAAACTCAGCGTTAGTCGCTTCATTATCAATAAACCCTTGATAGGTTGCCTGTAATTGTTTAGTAGTTTCCTCAAAAGATTGGCTTTTAAGGGTAGCTGCATCAATTCCTAGACCTAACTTACCTAAAGCGGTGTTTGAGCCATCGTAAGCCTTGCCTAAGGCGTTTGTAACGGCTTCTAGTGGCTTACCTGTGGCAACGCTAATTTCTTGAGCAAGGTTGAGCAATTCTTGGGCTTTTGTAACATCTTGAGTAGATCTAATTAAACGACTAAATGCTGGTCTTAAAACATCGTCGGTAGTAGCGGTTGCAATAGATTGAGCAGAAATATAATTATCAATTGCAGCAATTTGATCCTCGGTGGCTCGAGTATTAGATCTAATAGTTTGCTCAAGTTTTTTTCGACCTACTTCATCCTGAGCTGCTGCTTTTACGGCTGATACTGCAAATGCGGTTGCTGCTGCTCCAACAGCTGCAAATGCTATTGCCGCCTTTTTACCAAAATCTGCTATTTGATCTGCTGATTTATTAACTACCTTTTCAGCATCATTAAGTCCTTTTTTAAGGTTATCAATATCAGCTGCAAGAGCAAGTGTTAAAGTTCTACTATTACTAGCCATCAGCAAACTCTTTTCTAATTTCTAAAATTATATCTTCAAATTCTTTAATAATAGTAGGTTGTAAAGCTCTAATTGTAGGATAAATAAACCAGCCTCTAGATCCCGGACCTTTAGGCATTGGACCAGACCAAACAGGAAATTGCGGATAATTTTTTGATCCAAATTCAAATGCTGCACCAATACCGGGTCTGTTACCTTTTGTATCATTTCTAGTGTTAAATTGAGTTGTTGCTCCACCCGAAAATTTTTGGCTTGCGAAACCAAATTGAATTTCACCAAGTAAGGATGATTTTTTAACTTTACCGCCCTGAGCAATTCGACTCGGCGCTTTACCTCTTGAATTAGCAATTCTACGAATTTCCGTTAATTCTTTTTGAGCCAACTCGCCAACTCTGCGTTTAGTTTCACTAACAGCAATATCACTCATAGAGCGCATAACTTTTGCAAATTGATTTAACTCTTTTTTGTCATAGACTATTAAAGGTTGAGTACTACTTGCCATACTGTTCCTCCAATATCTCTATTGCTGTTAAAATATCCTCTGCTTCAACCCATTCGCTCATTGGAATCTGTGTGGCTATTGCCAACTGAACCAATAATCTGTTTAGGCTTCCTGCTCGGTAACTTTTGGGTCTGCATCACCGACTTGGACATTGGCTATAGTTTCCATCCAAGCATCAAATGGTTTAACTGGTTTGCCTGCTGCTTCTCGCTTATGTGCGTGATAAGCTAAAAACATCAAATCCCACATGCCTAGTTTTTCCTTAGCTTGACCTATGGTATTGCCAGTTTCCTTTTCCCATTTTGCCCACTCAGGCGGTTTTGCTACCAAAGTAACTTGCTCGCCTGAGTTATATTCAATTGTAATAAATGTTTTCATTTTTTGCTCCCGTTGTTAGATCTTAACTAAATGTTTCTGTTACAACTCCACCTTTAACAGTGAATGTAAATGAAACTTCCTGTGCATCAATTCCTGATCCGCCAGCTGTTGGAAACTCAGGCAAAATGTCAAATACAAATTGTGCGCCTGTTGCAGATGTGAAAGTTACTGCAATTCCTGTATCTGGAGCAGACTCGGCAGCTGTCCAAATTGCTTCACATACTGAGCTTGCCTTGCCCCAGTCTGCCAACATGTCTAACTGGAAAGTGCCGGAAATATCTGTGGTTTTGTAAGCAACGCCATCAAGTGTTTGATACGCCTGACGCTCGTTTACTTTTGTTAATACTGCATTAGTCGCTTGTGCTTCGATGTCTGTTCCACCTGAGAAAGACAGCGAAATATCACGACCGGTGATTACTGTGGTTGCCATGATTACTCCTTATATAGTTCTTGTGTAGTAGGTAGAAACTCGAACATCTGCTATAAGCAGCGTACTTGCTCCAACTGTTGTAACTGTTGGTCTTTCGACCGAACTGACAATATATCCTGCTGGAATGACTGCCAGAACACTTATGATTAACTGCTCGATATTGTCGAGCGATGCAGGATTGCTGTTATAAGCAACTGCAACTGTAATAGTCATATTTACTTTAGATCTAATGTTTGATTTGTTAATTGTTTCAAATTCTAGGTATGGTGAATCCGGCACAACTACGACTGCTGGCGGAATAACTGTTTCAGGCACAAAAGAATAAACATTACCTGCAACGCTAGATAAAGCAGTTGCTAAAGGCGTGCGGATTTGTTCGAGTATTGTTTCGTTAGCCATTATTGACAAATACCTTCAACATCTACATAAGGCCCAAGAATTCCAATTACTCTGGAATAAAGTGATCGACCCATTCTGTAAGGTGTAGCTGTAAAATCAACGCCTTCAATTTGGCCACCGGCTGCAACTCTTGATTGAAATACTTCTACTGATACTACGAAGGTAGCGGAGCGAACAGATTGGTTTCCAACATAAGTTGATGCTCCAGATAAAGTGGCAGTTCCACTTGGAATAACATTTGCTTCATTGACATCGGCATTTGTGATAGCAGCTGAAAAGGTAGTTGCGCCAAGATTGTCTGCAAGTATTGTTCTTGTTCCATTGTAAGGTGTTCCGCATCCCGTGATTACTACTGATTGACCTTCGGTAAATTCATGTACGCCAAGTGTTTCAAATGTGGCAACATTATCATTTAATACTGTTTTTTGAATTGGGCTTTTGAATGTAACCAACATTGGCAGAATTGTATTTTCTGCTGTGTCTATTATGCCATTCAAATATGTGTCATCATATAAAGCAGACGACACACCAAGCACAGCTCTCAACTCGGTGGCTGTAATTATGCTTGGCATGTCATCTCCTTACTCCCATTAAAGGATGCCTGTGATCGGGAGCAACCACAGGCACTCAGTTAAATTAAGCTACTGACAGTTTACGGAACGCTGCTGGGTAGCGATTAACTACTGCAACATAACCATATAGACCGATTTCAATACGGCCGTTAGCAACGATATTTGCACGAATCTCAAATGTTCCAGACTCATGGAATCTCATAGCTTGTGATGGGTAAATTAATGCGTGCTTAGCATTTGCATTATCACCTGTGTAGTTAGGATCTACAACTAGATCTAATCCAGCAACTGTACCATTTGTACTGCC